ATGTCTCCCACTCCTTGCGAAGCGTTGCTTTTTGTTCTGGTCATCTTCTTTGTTGCAGACATGAATGTGTTCCACATCTCAAGCTTCTCGGCATCAACGGGTTCAACAGGGCGTGAAACTTCAGCGTCCATTACCTGTTCAATTTCTATTGCGTCTTCGCTTCGAGCAAGGTACAAACCGATTCCAAATGTCTGAACTGCTTTCTTGAAGGCATCAGAGACTGCGCCTTTTACCTCGTCGCCATAATCAACAGCAACCCCAGTCGCCTTTACGCGTTTGATTTTCTGGCCACCAACTCCATCACGGGTGACCTCGTTGCCATCAATTGAAGCAATAACCGTTACATGCGCAACGATTGAGTCTCCAATTTCAACAAAGCTTTGAACTTTTAGCGACCACTTCCCAACACCAATGACCTTGTTCATCCTGTTAACAACTTCGCTAACTGGGATGTATGTCAAAGAAGCCCCACCCTTGTTTAGGGTGCGCTCCATTTCCTGCGGGAACTGCTCTGAGAGAAGTTGATAAATTTCGTTGCTCATCATTTTGCCTTTCGGATTATTATGCTTGTTTTTACTTCGTCTGAAACCTGGCAGTAATTGTCTGCGTTAACACCAATTTTTGAAAGCTCTTTTATGCGCCAGTACGACGGCTGGACAAAACGTAGCAGTTGCGAGGCAATGTCGTCAATGCTTGATTTCATTTCTCCGGTGTCCAAGTCGGTTGACATTTCAACCAACCGCCGTGTGACGATTGAAGCCAGTGCGTCATGGTCCCATGACTTCCTATCGCTTCCTGACTTCTTCTCAATAGTCGTGCCATTTGATAGCGAAACAATTGGGAGTGAGCCCATCTTGTCAGCAACTATCTTTGCCGCTGTGTCGTAAACAGAGGCAAGTTCTTGCTTCAAGAAGTTAAGTGTAGAAAGCGATTCGCAGAGTTCCTCAATGTCAACATCTTGCTCCCTAGCTGCAGAAAAAGTCTTATCTGCATCCATGAGCTGTTTGGATATTTCTGCAATCTGCACAGCAAACTTTTCTGCATCAAAAATAACTTCAGTATTCATTTTTCCTCTTTTAATAGGGGTTTGGTTGGTGTCAGATGATGATACTGGTTGGGCGACGATAAGGCAAGCCCAAACCAGCTAAAAATGTAAAAGCTCCAACGGCAGAGTCAACTTGGTCATCATGGTCGCAGGCTTCAGGGAAAGATGACATTTCATCAAGCCAATCACTCAGCCATGGACCACGAACAACCCGAACATTGCCGTTAGCTACGGCTGCCGCAAACGGTCTAGCTCTTGTGAGTTTGTCACCAGTTGAGCGAATTCCCATGAAGTCATAGCCAGGAAGTATGTATCGTGCGTATTGGTCTACCAGCGCCTTGCCGGAAGAGCCAGGTTCTTGCTCCATTCTGACCGAGACATTTGGCCCATCTTCTGAAGCAGTCTGGGCTATTAGTTGCTCGACCTTGTCGCCCTTGACTCTTGCTTTTTTGACATCTAGGACATAGGCAACCCCAGAGTCGTATAGGACTAATGTTCCTACCGTCCAGTCAGGATTTGGATTATTTCCAGAAGGCTCTGTTGCTGCAAGGTCCCAAAACCTCACCGCCCTAGCGTTTCCGCCAACTGGGGGAACTTCCGACTGGTCAATTATCACAAATGAGGTTCTGTCAAAAAGGCTTCCCAGAGTCGTTGCCCACCAGTCACCCTCTTCTAGTCTTCTTCTCTCAATTGGGTCCAGGGCTGCAAGTGCCTGCCGATATGACTCTGGGTCAATTCCTGGGTTGTCGGTAAGGAGGGATGGAACAAAAATTCTTCCAGTTTCTACGCCTTCAACAATGAATCTCTGCCTAACCCAGTTGGGGGCAGGGTTTGAAGCAGAACGCATTCTCAATGGAACCTTTGAAAGCTCACCACTTTTTGGTCTTCTGAGTCGGGAGAACAAATACCTGTAATCAGACTCACGTATTTCCGTAACCTCGTCCATCCCGATGAACTGGAACTCAGAACCTTTGTATCTCAGATAGTCATTGGTGTTGTTTAGATAGCCGAATGAGATTCTTGCGCCGGATGGGAATGTGGCGACATATGTGTTGTTGTTCCAACTTATCTCCTCCACCCCGCCAACCCAGGACTTGAAACGGTCCATCAAAGCTCCAGGGAGTGATAAGTCGGCGTAGGTTCTTCTGAAAAGAATTGCTGAATATCCAGGCACATCGACATATTGCATCGCCGCCATGAGCAGAGCACTACTCTTCCCTCCACCAGCGGCGCCTCCAAAAAAAGCTTCTAGTGCATAAGTTCTTAGGAACACTTTTTGCGTAATAGATGGAGTTTCAGGGCAAAAATGAGGTTTTCTTGGTTCTAGGTATTCTAAAACTTTTTGCCAATTAGTCATTGTTATCCAAATCGATTAGTCGTGCTAAGTTTAGATTACTGTGGCACAAGATAATCCTAGCGAAACAAAGTTCAAAAAAATGATAAAAGCAATAGGCAGATTTCTTTCAAAAATGACCCGGAGGAATACCATCGCCAACATATTGATTGCTTCATTTATACTATTTGTGAGCATCGGAACATTTTTGATATCTCCACCAGCTGGTTTTATTGCTTTTGGTGTTGCGTGCGGTGCAGTCGGAATATTACTTGGGATGGAGTAAAAGTACATAATGGCTTGGAATTCGTCGCAAAATAAGTCTATTAACCAGTCACAGCAGAAGTCTGCGCTTGGACCAGGAGCACCGGTTGCGTTCAACCCTTCAATGGCTGGAAAGCCATACAGAGACTCTTGGGATATAGAAAGAGCTTACCGCGAGGGTTTTCAAAAGGTTACTTGGGTCAATAGGTGCATTGACGCAATTGCAGGAAACCAATCAAGACTCCCAGCCATCTTGCGTGAAAACAATAGCCCGACTGGAAAAATTATTCGAGAGTCAGATGAGAGCATTCTCAACCTACTAAACACTAAATCAAACATGGGTGAAAACTCTTTTGTTTTTAGGTACAGACTCTCTTCGCAACTGCTCATGTCTTCTCGTGGTGCATTCATTGAAAAAGTAAGAGGCAGAGATGGTCAGCTGATTGCTCTTCAGCTTTTGCCACCACAACACACTGCGCCAATACCAGACCCAAGAAAATTTGTTTCCGGTTTTGAGGTTGATATGCGCAACGGAACAAAAGTAATTCTAAAACCAGAAGATGTTGTTTGGATTAGAAAACCACACCCCCTAGACCCATACCTTTCATTAACCCCAATGGAAGCTGCTGGTATTGCTATAGAAATTGAAAACTTGTCAAAGATTTACAACAGAAACTTCTTGCTCAATGACGGAAGACCAGGCGGCCTCCTTGTTGTTAGAGGAGAAATTGACGACGATGATAAAGATGAATTGAGAAGTCGTTTTAGAGGGAACATAAACAGGGCTGGTGCTGTGACTGTTGTTTCTTCTGACGAAGGTGTTGACTTTGTTGATACAGGTCAATCACCACGAGATGCAAACTATGTGCAAATGCGTCAAATACAAAAAGAAGAAATACTTGCTGCTTTTGGCGTTCCGGAATCCGTTATTGGTAATGCTTCAGGAAGAACTTTTAGCAACGCAGCAGAAGAGCATAAGGTTTTCTGGAATGAGACGATGCTCCCGCATCTAGAAACTCTGGCCCGTGGATTAGACGAACTTCATTCAAAATACTATGTTGACTTTGACGTTACCGATGTTCCTGTTCTAGTTCTCTACAAGCAAGAACGAGATAGATATTTGTTAAACGAATACCAGAGTGGTTTAATAAGTGGAAACGAATATAGAGAAGGTGCTGGGCGCGGAAAGATTGACTCCGAACTAATGGACGCAATGCTTGCTAATCCAAACTTGACACCAATCGGATACACAAACAAAAAGTTTGAACCTGCACAACAAGGACAACTTGACATGATGGGTGGCGGTGCTCCAGTTCCTGGAATGCCACCAGTTCCCGGAATGCCTCCAACACCTGGAGCAACTGCAACTCCACAAGAAATGCCAGTTCCCGGATTTGGTCCTCAAGTAGCTCCTCAAGGTGGCCCAGGCGAAGGTATGACTGCGGCTTTGACTGCAGAAGCAATCGCCGCTCAACAAGCAACAGCAATGGGTGGGCCACAAACAAAAGCCGAAGGGGCTAGCTCCTATATATCCGACGAGTGGGATTCAAAGGCGGAGGAGTCATCTGATAGATGGATTGAAATACTTGATGCATCACTTGAAAGATTCTTTGAAAGACAGCAGAGAGTAATCATGGAAAAAGCTGCTGGAAGCAAAGCAAGAAAGAATATTGAATCAAAGTCACTTGACCCAGAGGCGATATTTGACATCGCTGTATGGAACAAGCAACTCAATGAGGACATAAGACCAATTCTCAGCGGAATAATGAACGACGCATCAAGTGTCGTTTCTCAGGAAGCATCAATGCAGGCGGAGATGGATGAGGATGCGGTAAAAGAGCATCTTGATTCACAGATGGAGCGAATGGAGAATGTGAACTCCACCACGGCTGCAGAAGTTGCCGCAGCCGTTCTTGTTGCATCATCAATGTCCGACGGGGAAGACAAAGTTGGAATGCTCAAGGCTGCTCTTGTAGCAATTTTTATAAATCTTTTGATGAAGCGCAAAAGACTTATCGCCGAGCATGAAGGTCAAACCGCATACAACGCAGGAACCTATTTGTCTGGGCGTTCAATTGGCGCAATGACAAAGACATGGATTACAGAAAAAGACCCGAAAGTTAGACCAGAACATGCCGGTTTACATGGCAAGTCAGTTGGTGTTTTAGAAGCGTTTGATATGGGTGGCAACTTGCTCAGATTCCCTGGAGACCCATTTGCCCCACCGCACCTAACAATCAATTGCAGGTGTAGGTTGAGGTTTGATAAAGACTAGTTTATATAAATTCAACTAAGTTTATATAAACAAACCAAATAGCTTCACAAAAACAGATACGACTCGTTTATCATTGATAACTAGGTGACCATGACTAACACACACGAAACAGCAGCTGACTACGAATACAAGTCCCTGACAGGGCAATTCAATATTGACGAGGCTCTTGGCATAGTCGAGTGCTTCGCTGCTGGTGTTGGCAACAAGGACTCCGTCGGCGATATTTGCCTTCCAGGATGTTTCACGAACTCCCTGAAAAGAAGAAAACCTCGGGTCGTATGGGGTCACAATTGGAATGAGCCAATTGGCAAAGTTTTAGAAATCTATGAAGTTGGTCCAAATGACCCTCGTCTTCCTGCGAAGATGAGAAAGGCTGGAATAGGTGGCCTTTACGCAAGAGTGCAATTTAACCTCAAAGCCGAAAGAGGCCGTGAGGCATTTGCAAATGTGTCATTCTTTGGTCTTGAGCAGGAG